TAGAGCTAGACGCATAACCCTACAGCCCGTAAGGGCTTTCTTTTTGGTTGACACTGTCGCCAAAAGATGCTATACTATAGTCATAGTGAGAGGAGCGAGCAATGCGTAAGAAAAGAACAGACCGTAATCATATCATCTACGAGCTACGTGTTAACGGGCAGAACTACATAGGTGTCACAGCTAAGACTGAGACAACTATTAATAAGTCAGTACTGGCACGTGCCGCCAAGCACTTCTATCGCGCTAAGACAGAGGGCAAGCAGTGGTTGCTATGCCAGGCCCTGCGCTCACTGAACTCAAAAGACGAAATCGAAGTACTAGTACACGAAGTCGTCAGAGGTAAAGCAGCAGCACACAAGAGGGAAGTAGAGTTGCGCAGACAGCTACAGCCCATTCTAAACACAGACACAAGAGGAGATTGATATGGAAATCAAAGAAGCGGTACAACGTGTATCAGCACTGGCAGAAGCTAACGGCATTCCCGTGCTAGAGCAGCTGATGGATATGCAGGACAATTTGGATATGTACAGCCGGGAAAGCCGTTGTGCCTATAGGGTCTTTATGATCGCGGGCGCAGCAATGTTTGCTCCGGTTGACAAAGCTGCGACTTGATAGTATAATACAACTTTACAACATAGGAGCGAGCTATGCAGAACCCAATACAGAAGAACAACTTCTTTGCCACCCCAGAGTCGATGCAGGCCCTGGAGGATCAGATAATGAAGTTCAGCGGTCAGGAACGTATGATCGCTATGGTCTCAGCAATGATGGCCCTGAACTTGGCCCACGAACTAGTTGCTCAGCAGCAGCGTGAGGTGGCCTAATGCGCTATTACGATACACTGTTAGAAACGGACCGTGGTGGGTTCAACGTGATCGTAGACAAGACCTACGAAGAGATCGATCCCGCAGACTGTTTCGATGATGCTGTCAGCGACATAGCCCAGATCCGCGAAGATATCAACTCGGGTCGTCTGGATTGGTTTATGCTGCGGGTACGGGTGTTCTTTGAGGACCTAGAGCTAGCCAGCAGCTATCTCGGGGGAATGCTCTACGAAGATCCAACGGAGTGCCTCACTGATGGTTCAGCCGAAGATATGATCGCGGAAGCACTGGCTGAGGCCCGGGCACGAATACCCAAGCTGACTGAAGGGTTATTGAAACTAGAGCTTGACAACATTCAAGTTTGACAGTATAATAGACACTTACACACACTTAATAGGAGCGAACACTATGGGTACACGATCAAGAGTTGCAGTAATGCACGGAGATGTCTGCAAAAGCGTCTATTGCCACTATGATGGCTATCTGGACTACGCAGGACGTATCTTGCTTGAGAACTACGACAGCACCGCAGCAAATGCTCTGGTAGCACGTGGAGACAACTCGGGGGTCAAGGAGACCCTAGACGAGATGAGCTTCTACTCAGATCGCGGTGAAGAAGATGTGGGCTATCAAGTAGCACACTCATTCGAAGAGTTCCTTGAGCAGGTCAAGAACTGCTGGGGTGAGTACTACTACGTGATGAAGGACGGTGTTTGGTATGCCGGCGCTGTCTATCCCGTGGCCGGGCTCGTGAAGAACGGTTTGGTTGCACTCAAAGAGGCTATAGGCGAGACTGTGGCAGAAGAAACAGAAACCCAGATAGCATCCGTGTTATTCAAATAGGGGTTGACAAACGCCTTGTTTGAGCATATAATAGAGACTTACTAACTAACATTGGAGCGAATCAATGCCAGCAATTATCGAGATCAACGAAGGTACATACAAAATCCGCGGCACAGAAGTGTCTATGGCGGGTCTGCGTTTTGAACTCGTTGAGCAATTCAAAGAAGGTGCCCAGGGTGGCTATGTTACTGTCAACGGTGGCACAGTTAACCCCAGCAATGCGGGTATCCCAGATCGTTCAATCCGTATCAAGTGCCACTCAGCCCAGAGCTATACTGTAGTATCAGAAGTTGCCGCGAGTGCCGTAGGAGACAAGAGTTTGGAACAGATCAAGGTATCGGATGCTGTCGTAGCCAGCGAAACGGACGAAGAGATCATCGAACGTCTGCGACTGCGCTTCGAAGTACTTAAAGATATGACTTCAGCAGTTAAGAGCGGTACTGTTCGTGCTATGATCGTTACAGGACCCCCAGGTGTGGGCAAGAGCTTTGGCGTTGATGAAGTACTGGGTAAGGACGACTTGTTCAACAAATTGGGTGAGCGTAAGCCCAAGTATGAGATCGTCAAGGGTGCTATGAGTGCCATTGGCTTGTATACTAAGCTCTATCAGTACAGTGAAAAAGGCAATGTTATCGTGTTTGATGACTGTGACTCAGTACTGTTAGATGACTTGTCGCTGAACATCTTGAAAGCCGCTTTGGACAGTTCCAAGAAGCGTACTATCAGCTGGAACACTGACAGCCGTATCTTGCGTAATGAAGGTGTACCAGACAAGTTTGAGTTCAAAGCAGGTGCTATCTTTATCACCAACATCAAGTTCGAGAATGTACGCTCTAAGAAGTTGCAGGATCACTTGGCGGCACTAGAGTCACGCTGTCACTACGTGGATCTGCAGATGGATACAGATCGTGAGAAGTGCCTGCGCATCAAGCAGATCGTTCAAGACGGTATGTTAGACTCATACGAGTTTGAAGACATCCAGCGTGACGAAGTCGTTGACTTTGTTATGGAGAATCGTATGAAGATGCGTGAGTTGAGCTTGCGTACAGTTCTTAAGGTTGCAGACTTGCGCAAGAGCTTTGTTAACAACTGGAAAGCAATGGCAGAAGTCACTGTAATGAAGCGAGGTGTAGCGTGATAGACGGCCCAATCAAAGAGTGCCAGTATATTGGCTCAGAACAAAAGAACTGGCCCTACACGATGTGTGGTCAGAAGAGCATCGCGGGCAAGAGCTACTGCGCAGAGCACTATCATCAGATGTACAAGAAGGGCTCGTCCAACATTGGGGCGGCCAAACTGTCTAAGATGATAGATAAAGAACTAGCTGATCTTGAACTGCAGAAGCTGATCGCAGAGCAAGAGTCAGAAGCATTGGAGAGTTAATATGATGACACTTATAGGTAAATTGGGAGCGGTAGCCTTTGTGCTGCTGTTGATCGTGGCGGTGGTGTTAGGGCCCTGGGTAGTCATTTGGGCTTGGAACACACTGTTTGGGCCAGTGTTCACGATTCCGTACACATTCTACACGTGGTTAGCCGTCTTGATCTTTGGCGTCTACTTGCGTTCGGATGTGAAGGTGTCCAAAAAGCAATAGTTTGGTAAGACGAGCTATTGCTCTTGGGATTGGAAGCTGTTATACTAATAAAACGCTGTGAGAACACAGCTTTATAACAAAGGAAACTTAAATGAAATTCATTTCAAAAGAAACTAAGACTTACAAGGTGTTCAACGCATTGTACAATGGCGAGTCATTGACTGCATCACAAGCTGAAAAGCGTTTCGGTGTTAAGAACATCGCTGCTGAAGCATCACGTATCCGTCAAAGCGGTTACGCTGTTTACAGCAACACACGCACAGCTGGTAACGGTGTTACTGTTACTGAATACGCAATGGGTAAGCCATCACGTGAAATCGTAGCACTTGGTTACAAAGCCAAGGCAATGGGAATTACTCTTTAATTAGAGAACCAGTCAAACACTGATCCGATTCGCTCCCGGGGATGAGTTTGAGGAAGGGCCTAAAAGGGCCCTTTCTTTTTGGCCCTGTGTTGCAAAAAAGCCACACCGGCCGGCACTCTCCAAAAGGGGTTGACAGATTGGATACATAGTGTTATAATAGAGACATATTAACACATAGGAGCGAGCTATGTTTACAGCAAGTCACGTATGGGCCTTAGCCGTAGCAGCACAGCGAATCAACGGGGACTACCTCAAAGAACCCGTCTATGATTTTAACGTGGACCAACAGAAGCCCGTTAAACAGGCCAACAAGGCCCTAGTCAAGCAATGGCTCCGCGAAGGAGTCAACCCCACAACTGAACTCGACATTGCCGAAGGCGAGGCCTGCCGTGACTACATCAAAGGTTGGCTGATGAGAGAGCTATCAGGGAAGATCACAGACTTCGAACGCACTGCGCTCAAGATCGCCCAAAAGGACGAGTTCACCACCCGCGATATGTATGACTTCGCTGTTGTGGCCTGCTTGCCTGCCTCGGTAGCACGTGATCGCAACCATCAAGAGATCAAGCGTGAGGTCTATCATTCGGAACAGCTGGTAGGCAATGTAGGTGATACCATCGTGGGAGAAGTCACTGTTGTCAAGAGTTCCTTCTCGCAGATGTACAACAAGTTCAAGATCTCAGGGCGTATGGGCGAGAGCTTCATAGACTTCTGGTTCACTAAGCCCCTCGAGGGCAGTGTGAGG